GCTACGTTATCTTTATACTGAGCCATTTGTATTCCTCCATTTGTTAACGATGCAACTATAAACGTTAGATTATAAACTGTCAATAGGAAAAAACTATGTCTCTAACAGCCTTCCCCGAACCTAAGGACTTGGAAGTTTCGTTTGTTGATCGTATTGGTGATAGCCGTCCTAAATCATTTATTGTTTATGACGTGTCTAATCCCCATCCCGGCTTTGGTAAAGACCCTAATATTCTGAATGAATTTGGTCATACCAAATACCCAATGTGGGTAGGTGACAAGATTGCTAACAATGAGGAGGAGGAAAAGGCTTTACGCAATCCTGCTTCTGTTCCTGCTGTAGAGGCTCCTGCTGCTACTGGTGGTGTTCCTACTAAGGCTTGGTAAATGGCTACAGCTAGAGAGTTTGTTACCTTAGCAATGAAAGAAGCGGGGGTTATTGGTGTAGGCCAAACCCCGCTAGCTGAGGATATTAACGATTGCTTTACGCTGCTAACTCGTATGCTTAATTTCTGGCAGAAGAAGCGTTGGTTAATTCCTAATTTAATTGACGTTTCTGCTAATGGTAATAATGCTATTTCTAATTTAATTGGCCCCGGTCAATATTATAACTCTTTACGTCCTGATAAAATTCAAGCTGCTTATTTTAAACAACGGACTGGCGGTACTGATCAAGTTAGCTATTTCTTAACTCCTATCTGGAGCTACGAAGATTACATCAGGATTGGGCTTAAAACTTTAAACTCATGGCCGCAGTTCTACTTTTATGACGGCGCGTTTCCTTATGGTAATGTGTTTATCTGGCCAATTCCTAATGAGCAATATGAATTACATCTATTAGTTAAAGGCCCCGTTGGATTTAAAGTAGTTATTTTAGGAACTGCTATTGAGGCCGCAGGAGCAGCCTACACTAATGGATTTTATCCGGGGATAGCTTTAACTAATATCAGTGGTACTGGTGGTGGAGCTACAGTAGATATAACTGTAGCTGGTAGTATTATTACTGGTGCTGTTTTAAATGGTGGTGGTACTGGATATAAAATAAACGATAAGCTTACAGTAAATAATGCTTTGATTGGTGGTACTGGTACTGGCTTTATTCTAAAAGTTACTAATGTAACCAGCAGTTTAGATGCTGAATTTAATATGCCAGAGGACTATGAAGAACCAATACATCATAATCTTACTAGGCGTATTATCGCTCATTATCAGTATCCGCCTAATATTGAAACTAACAGGCTTGCCATCTCTGGATTGAATGGAATTAAAAATTCCAACCTTCAGATATCCAAATTGGTCATGCCATCTAGTTTACGCTTTAATAATTCTAATGGTTTCTACATATTTAACGCTGATGCTTACTGATGCAACGCCGCGTAGAACTTATAAGCTCAGCATATGATGGCAGGAGCGTAATTGCTTCTGGTCAGGAATGCGTCAACTTATTTGCTGAAGTCAATCAGCAGGACCCTCAGGCTCCAGCCCAAGTAACGTATTATCCTACTCCCGGTACAGTTTTATATGTTGACCCTAATTTTGCTAGAACTGCTCGCTGTGCCTACAATACTAGTATTGGAACAGCTTACTACGTAGTTGGTCCTAACGTTTATTATGTTTTAAATAATCAAACTGTTGTATTGATTGGCATTATTGCTGATAGGTTAAGCCAAGTCTACATGGTAGATAACGGCCTTACTGTTGTTTTAGTAGATGGAGTAAATGGGTACGTTATTGATATTAATACAAACGCATTTTCTCAAATAACTGACCCTAATTTCTATGGTGCTGATTTTGTATCCCTACTAGATACATTTTATATTTTCAATGTTCCAGCTACTAATCAATTCTTTATTTCAATTTCCAATGCCAACTTCGCATTGTTAAGCACAGTAGGGGCATTTGATCCATTAGATATAGCCGCTAAGTCTGGCTTCAATGATCCTATTGTAGGCATAGCTGTAGTTCACCGCGAGCTTTGGTTAATTGGAAATCGTACAACTGAAGTTTGGATTGGGACAGGAGCAGCAGACTTTTATTTCCAGCAACAGCAAGGTGCTTATATTGATCATGGCTGCGCTGCTCCATACTCAATAGCAACTATGGATGTACTTGCATTCTTCATTATGCAGGATAAGCAAGGTAACGGCATTGTTGTTCAAGGTCAAGGTTATGACGTAACTGAAATATCTACTCCTAGAATTGTAGAGGAATTTAAAGGCTATATCACTTTAGCAGATGCTATTGGTTTTTGTTTTCAGCTTGGTGATCATGCTTTTTATGCTTTAGTTTTTCCAACAGCCAGTAAGGGTTGGTTATTTGAAGTTAAGACAAAACAATGGAGCGAGTGGAATTGGTCTGATATTGATGGAAACTTTCTTAGACCACGCGCTAATTGCTGTATGTTTGCTTATGGAGTTATTCTAGTTGGTGATTGGGAAAACGGAAAGCTTCTGCAACTAACTCTATCCGCCTACACTGATGAAGGTAGTCCTATTATTAGAGTTAGAACTTTTCCCCACAGTACTGATAATAACGTTAAGGTTACATATCTTTGTTTTCAAGCTGATATGGAAGTAGGGACCATTATTGATCAAGAAGCTAACCCTATGGTGGCGCTTAGTTGGTCTGATGACAAAGGTAAAACTTACGGAAATCCAGTTGAGCAGAGTTTAGGTAAGACTGGAAATTATTTAGCTTCTCCTTCTTGGAATAGATTAGGGCAAGCAAGGGATAGAGTTTTTAAACTTCAGTGGTCAGCAGATTTGGTTACTGCTTTGAACGGTGGTTTTGTGGATAGAAAGCCTGCTAGAAAATGACTTCTCCCTTACCAAATATGCAGGCTCCTTTAGTTGATAAGGATAGGAAAATAATATCACCTTGGAATAGTTTCTTTCAACAATTAGTTCAACAAGCTCCTGCTGTAGATACTGTTACTGAGCCTTCTCCTTTTACTGCCAATGCTAACGGTAAGGTTATTTTAACTGGTGCTGCAACGATAAATTTAACCAGAGGATCAGACACTATTAACTTAAATGGCCAGCGTATTATTCCAGTTAGGATTGGCGATACTGTTTCTTGGACTGGTGCGGCTGTGGTTCAATTCTTAGGAGATTAAATATGGAATTGCTTACGCCTTTAGGAAAAGTTTACGCTCTTGAAGCACTGATGAAGTTACAGGATCAAGTTGAGTGTAAGGTTATACACCACTTTTCTAAAGGTGTTTATGCTAGAGAAGTGCATATTCCTGCTGGTACTATCGTAACTGGAGAAATTCACAAATTTACAAATTTAAATATTTTGTCTAAAGGGAGAATTCAGGTATTAGTTGGGGATATCATTCAAGAGGTAGAGGCTCCTTTTACTGTAGTGTCTCCTCCCGGTACTAAGAGAGTTGCCCGAGCACTTACTGACTGTGTATGGACTACAATACATGGTACTGATGAAGTAGATTTAAATATCATAGAACATACATTTACAGCTAAAAGCGAACAAGAGTGGCTAGAGTTTTGTGGGCATAGCCAATTGGCATTAGGATTTGAATAATGGCATGGATTGGAGCAGCAGTTATAGGCTCTAGCATCATTGGTGCTGGAGCACAAATCTTTGGGGCTAATAAAGCTGCTGATACTCAATCGCAGAACGCCGCTCGCGTTGCTCAGATGCAGCAACAGCAGTATCAGCAAACTAGGGAGGATTTATCTCCCTATCGTGCTATTGGCGAAGATGCTGGTAAACGTTTAACATCTAGACTTTCTGAATTGACTACACCCATAAGTGTTAACCCTGATGATTTTTTAAATACTGATTATTATAAATTCTTAGAAAAGCAGGGATTAAAGCAAGTAGGTAACTCTGCTGCTGCTAGAGGATTAGCTAGCTCTGGCGCTGCATTAAAAGGAGCAGCCGCATTTTCTAAAGGTTTAAATAGTCAAGAGTGGCAAAATAATTTTCAAATGCAAAATACTAATCAGACTAATGCTTATAGTCGTTTAAAAGCATTGGTAGATACTGGTGCTGGCGCTGCAACTGGTACAGGTGTGCTAGGTGAGAAGGCTGCTTATAATGCTGGTACTGCTTTAACTGGTGGTGCTAATGCTCAGGCAGCAGCGGCTAATGCTACTGGAACTTCTATTGCTGGCTTAGCTAATAATATTGGTGGCTATGCTATGTATCAAGGAATGTATGGCGCTAAACCTTCAGGACAAATAACTTTAGGTGGTCCTAGTGGGCCAACCCCATTTGGGAGCGTTGCTTAATGGCTGGTTTAGAGGCTGATACCTCCTCATATAAACAACCGTTGCCTGTATCTCCTTTAGATACTGCTGCAAAGGTTGGAGCTTTAGAACAGCAGAAGCAAAGTATTGATGCTGGCAAAATGCAGAATGCTAATACTGCATTACAGCACATGACAAGAGCTATGACTTCTTTAGGTCCTGATGCGACTAAAGAGGAGTATGCTGCTGTAGCTGAGAATGCTGTACGCCAAGGGTTAGTACCTAAAGAACAGCTTGGCGTTTATATGGAAAGGCTTCAAAAAGCTCCTGATGCAAAATCATTCTTTAATGAATTTGCTACAGCAGCCGCAACGTTGCAGGAGCAGCTTAATTATCATTTGGGTGTGCCGGGTCAAAGCGCAACTGGCCAAACTGTAACCCCAACTGTAACTAGTGTTAAGCCGGGATTTGGGCAACGCCCCGTAGGCTTACCTGTGCAGCAGCAGGCTCCTCCAACTACTCAGGTTGTCGGCCCCTCTGGACAGCCTCAGTTGCTTGGCGCTCAGCCTGCTCAGTTGGCTCCCGGCACTGCGGCAGTACCTACCCCGCTTCCAGCACAACGCCCCTCAGCGCCTTCCGCTGGGGCTCCTATCGTGCCTCGTTCGTTGCCTGTTGAACGGGTTAGCGGTCCTACCGGGCCTACAGTGCGTAGGACTGATCTAGAACCGACTACATTTGAAAATAGATTTCCTGTACCAACTGGTGCTGCAACTGGTACGGCTCCTTTATTTGAAGAAGGTAAGAAAGCTTACACTCAGGATCAACTTAACGCTTCTACTAGAGCACAGTCAGTTAAGCCAGCTATTCAAGCATTAAAGCTAATGCCGGGTATTGCCACTGGTCCGGGTACTGAGCAATTTAATACTGGTGTAGCTGCTTTAAAGGCATGGGGTTTAATTGATACTAAAGAAAATGATCCTACGGTTATCAGACAGGAAATTAACAAAAAACTTGCTCAATATGTGAGTGGAAGTCCTGTTGCTCAGCGTTCTGATGCTGCTCAAACATTAGCAGAAGCAGGTTCACCTAATCCAAAGGTACAGCTTACTCAGGCATTACAATCACTGACTAGGGACGCTGTAGCATTAGACCGTGTTCAAATCTTAAAGCCTCAGGCTTTTAAAGGTCAGAAGTTTGATGATTACATTAAACATACTGGTAATTTCCCTCAATCTGTAGATGAAAAAGCTTTAACTTTAGATTTGATGGACGATAAAGAACGTGAAAAATTAGTCACTAAGATGAAAACTGAATATAAAAACGGTGATGCTACAGCTAAGAAAAGAGCAGTTAAATTTTTTGAGACATTACAATTAGCAAGAGATGCTAAATTGTATGAAGGTGATTAATGGCTGGCTTAAATTTAGACGATATTTTATCTGATTTTGAAGGAAAGCCTAAGTCTGCTCCAAGCAAGGGGTTAGATATCGATGCTATATTGTCTGAATTTGACAGCAAGCCTGCTGATATTAAGCCTAAGGCTGCTGCAAAAGTTTTAAATGACGGTTATGGCTTAGGATCGCCAGAAGAAAGATTTAAATCTGATTTTGGTAGCAAAGAAGTTCCTAAAACTAGGCGTTCTTTGCCCACAACTAATATTGAGGAAAGTATAGCAGACGCCTTTAAGTCAGGGCGAGAAACCTTTTCTCAAGGTATCAATGATATAGCATCTGGAAAGCCTGCTACTGGTGTTGGTAAAGCTGCGCTTGGAGCATTAGGTACTGTCTTATCTCCTGCTACTGGTTTAATTGAAGGAGGAGTAGTTACTCCTGTAGCTGATATTACAGGTAGCAAAAGAATTGGTGAGGCTGTTGGGACTGTTGCTGGATTAGGGCTTCCTGTCGGGAGAGCTACTAAAGCTGTTGCTGCAACCATACCTAAAAACAAAGCTCTTTCTACGCTTGTAGAAAATATTGGGCGTGAAAATCTTCCTGATGTTGTAGCAGCGATGAAAGCTAATCCTCGCTTAGCTCCTGCTGATTTATCCCCTCGCGTATTGCAGGATACTCAGCACTTATTTGCTAATGAGGGTCCGCAGATAGATTATTTAGCTAAAGCTTCTGCTAATCGTATGGCGTCAAGTAAGAGCGCTGTTAATGAAGCT